GTGTAGAGTTGATCGCAGTAGAATCAAATACACGATTCATTTTCTTCGTGCCACCGACTTTACCATCGTAATGTCCATCATATAAATTACGTTGCGGTAGAGCGAACTCATACGCTTCTTCGTATAGGTTTCTAAAGTCTTCTTTTTTAATTAATGCCTTATCATGTCTTTTTAAAACATCTTCAGCACTGAGTCTCATCATATCTACCATACTTATCCCTTTTTATGTTTTGCTGCAAATGATCTTGCTGCTTCTTTACTTCCAAAACCCCAAGCACTTAATGCTTTCTTTAATCTTGTAGGTCTCCCTTTAGAGTCTTTTAACGGACCATCCATCCCACCAAAGCGTGCAGCAAAGCTGACACGACGACCATCTGTCCCAGTCTTTTGTGGGGCCTTAAGATTTGATCCCTCAGTTCTTTTAAAATATTTACGTCCAGCTTCATTCAGTCCACCTTCAGGGTTTTGATATTTCTTAGCGACCATTATTCAGTCCAAGTTAAAATCATTTCAGTGGCATGATTTGCTGACGCACCACCTCCTGAATCTTTGTTTGTCATACGAAATAAGTATGTTGTTAATCCTTTAAGGATAATGTTATTACCACCTAATCCACCACCAGCACCATTTTTCTTTACACCACCAGTTAATATTTCTTGCAATATTGTATTACCTAAACTATTGACTGTAGGATTTAGCAATGCTACTCCTTGGCTAGCAATTGTGCTTGCTCTGTTTCTATTTAAAATAGGCAATGATGTTCCACCAGTAACACTTGCACCTTCATATAAAAAACCTTCTGCATTTCCAGCAGATAATCCAGTAATTGTAAATACAGGATTAACTCCCTGAGGGAAAGCAATAGCTATATCAAAACTGTCACCAGATCCTAATGGATTATCAAATCCATACATATATCCTGTTGCAAAAGCATGACCTTCAATTAGCCTTACTTGCTCAATACTTCTTGTCGAATATGCGTCTCTATATTGTTGCATCTATTTCTTCTTTTTTGGAAAACCAGCTACCATATTTTTGTAAGCTTTAGGAGATATTGTTGATTCTGATTTAGGACGACTAATTCCTTTCTTCTTACGCTCATTCATGTTGTGATACAAACCTTTCTTTTCCATTAGTAGCCTTTCTTAGCTTGACCAGATTCAGACATAGCAATTGCAATTGCCTGTTTACGGCTTTTAACTTTTGCTCCTGATCCTGACTTTAATGAACCAGCTTTATATTCTTTCATGACTTTACGAACTTTCTTTTGCATCTTATCCATGATTAGTCCTTCTTAGATTTACCCATAATTTTTTTAGCAATGTCTGCAATCGGATTGTCTTTCATTTTAGATTTAGTCGTAAAATGTTTTTCTTGTAAATCCATAAACAATTCACGATCATTTTCCCATGCCCATTTCATTGAAGCATTTGTTGGCTTACCACTTTTATCATACTCAATATTTTCGTATTCATCACTCATAGCTCTAATCCTTTTCCTAATGCAGTTGTTGTTAATCCTAATCCTGTCAGTCCTAATGATGGCAATCCTGTTGCTGGCTTGTCACCTGGTAATATTGCTTTTGCTACTAAACCACCAGTGCCTCGTGCGAGTCTACGAGTAGATCGTTTAGATTCTTCCGCTGTACGCTTTGCTTGCTCAGCTCCACGCTTTGCCCCTAGCTCAATATCCTTTAATTCACCAGCAGTAAAGTCTTCACGTTTAGATCCAAAAACATCGAATGGTCGTGATGTATATTGTTTTTCTTTAGTGCGTGGATCGACAGTAAATACTGCGCCCTCAGGTGCTTCATAACTCACTGATGTACGAGCTTCTACTCCACCACCATAACCAAAGATTGGACTATAAGATGGAGTATATGGCATGCCAAATGATCCTGATATGGGGTAAAATGAACCAAACATTGTACGCCCATAACTTGTGCTAACTTTTCTTTCACCAGCTTTATATTCGCCTGTTGGCATTAAAAACTCTTGATCTTGACGCTCTACAGTGCGATAACCAGATTTAATTTGCTCATCAACGGCTTTATTCCACCAGTCTTCAGATTTAAAGACATTACGACCACCAGCAAGATTGAGTAAATCTTGTTGTGCTTTTTCTGATTTAGGTAGCATACCTCTTGCCAATGCCATACCAAAGTCAAGCGCGGCCATTCTAGCCTCCTAAGGTTGTTTTGTTTTCTTCGTCAAGACCCATTTCTGGAGTTAAGCGAGATTCAGATAACAACATACGCTTACCACCACGACGTCTTGCTCGTGCTTGTGATGCTTGTTGCTCTTGTAATGTTCTTTTTTCTTCTTCTGTTTGTTTACGCATACGCGCAGTTTCTTCACGTTGTGCAGCTAATTGTGCTTCTGCTGCTGATGTGTCTGGCTTACCGCCACCAAATGCACCACCCATTAGTTTCTCCTCATAATAAATGTATCATCTTTGTCTGCACTGTAATTTAACATAGTACCTTCTTCTACAAAATTCAAATACCTTGCCCATGAAACAGCACGTTTATCATCACACTTTACAGTAATTTGTATACGATGTAAATTAAATAATATCTGACAGCTATCAAAAAATGCAATTGCACCTTTTGTCATAGCTATGGGGTATCTTCTGGATTCCTTTGTGAATAGCGACCACGCTTCACCCACTCCTTGCCAGAGAAACACAAGACCAAACACAGCGACAGGACGACGATTGACAAACGCAGTAACACTAGGACCAAGTTGAGACTGGTATTCCAAATACCTGATTCGATCTTCAATCTTAATTGATTTAGACCCATATTCTTCAATCCCTTGAAAATTAAACACATGACCAATTTCAAAGGGTAAATAGTAGCCATGACGAACCTCAGGCATTGCTTTGAGTATTTTATCAATGTTGGTTAAATACATCAAAGTCACTATTCACAACAGTTTGTGAAATCAATGTGTTTTGTGACAATCCAGATTTAGTCATGCGTTTATGTTCGCCACCCCCTAAGAGTAAGTAACCAAATGCATCACCAATGTGTGAATGTTCATTTTTATTTGGACTATCTCTAAATCTTTCTTGACCTGAGCCAACACTCACTCGTTTAAAATGATAACCACCCGCTAAAGATTTACGTAATCGTTTACAAGATGTATTGACAATCAGTCCTGGTTTGCCAGCAATGAGTCGTTGCATTGGAGCTGCTGCGGCCTCACGTCGAACTTGGAAGTTGTTAGAAGGTGTCGGTTGTGCGCGTAAGCCTAAAGTGCGTAAGTAATCAAATGCAGTGACTTCATAGATTGCATCACGTTGCATACCCGCTGGGTCACCCCACACTAAGACTTGAGCTTTTGGAAAACGTGCATTGATCTCGGCTAACAACTGTTGACCAAATCTTTCAAGCCCCATATCTTCTGTGACAATCTCATGTAGAATAATCCAACGGCCATTAGCTAATCGTTGCCCGATTGCGGCGGCTGGTGTTAAACCAAAGTCTAATCCTATGTGAATTGGCAATGATGCATCGTACTCAGCTTCTGCACTACTCATCATATTATCATCATACTCTGGCCATACAGGTCTGCCTTCTTGGACATAAGTGTATTTGCCTTCTGCATAACAACGAATCCAATCAAGGTTCTTACCACCCAACATCTGACTATAATAACCAGAGGGTAAGTTGTTAACGTTCTCGGCTTTAGGATTTATCGTCCACCAACGACCACCTGAAAAGATATGATCGTTGGCTTCAGGATTCTCAGGTAATTCTTCAGGGGATACTTCTACGACGCCACCAGGTTGTTTAAAGAAATCCCATCCATACTTACCTGTAATCGGTTCTTTCTCACTTAGGCGGAACCACCAATGGTCATCATCCATTGGGTTAGTATCCATCCAAACTCCATGCCAAGTCGGTCCACCATCCCGTTGTGTAGGATAGCGACCAACCCGATGAGTAAGACCATCAATAACAGCTTTTGGAAGTTCTCGTGCTTCATTGACCCATGCTCCTGTAAGTTCAAGTGACAATAGTTTACGTACATCTTTAGGTTGGTCCAATGCTAAAAAGATTACTTCACAATCGATGCCAGCGGCATCACCTCGGGAGGGAAGGCGTATATGGTGAGTAATCGGAGGTGTATATAACATCGGACCAAAAGTGTTTTCAGGAAATAACTCTTGCCATGTCTTAATGGTTGTCGTCTTAAGTTCTGGGTATGAGTTCCTGACAATAACAAATCTGGTATAACGAATGCCATCAATCGGTGAT